AGTGTGAAAAAAGCTTTTATGATATATTCTGTCAATGTGCAAGTGATGCTGGGTTGAAACCAAGCATTGGGAAAAACTATTTGTCTCCCGATATGTGTATGATAAATAGTCAGATTTTTAGAAGAGAAGGAAAGAGAATGGAAAAATGCGGCTACCTGAACTTAAAATTTTTAAAACCTAACGAGAAATGTTCACCAACTCAATTAACGAAGGACGTCAATAAAATGTGTTCTGAGTTAGCTTGGGCGAAGTGTATCATACCTTCGATATTCAATCGATTCAAGACGGATCGTCTTAAACCTAACTGGTATCTTCCTGTACACTTAGGAGGTTATGGTTTAGGATTAAAGTATTCACCGTCGTCTTGGAACGTTAGTAGACAACAGAGAATGGTAGCAAGGATGTTCTTAAAAAATAATAAATTGATGCTATATAGAAGTGAAGAGGCACAAGAAGGAAATAAACACAATCTCAGGAGGTGTAAAAAATTAATGGATCTTATAGGGAAATGTCAAAATTTTTCGTTTAGACAGCCTTACTGTCCTTTGAATTCATATGAAACAAATGAGAATTCATGGATGGAAAGACTTTCTTTAATAAAAAGACTGACGGAAGCAGGAAAGGTAATGAAAGTTGGTTTGATAACTTCGAGTGAAGTGCCTGTTCTCAGTAAAGAGATCAGTCACCGATATCAAGAGTTTAAACCGATTAAATTCAGTACTTTGGCTTCATGTTGGGAAATGGCCTATAAATTTTGGCGTGGACCTTTGGTTCCTGATTTGCATTATTTGAAGCTGTAAATGTGATGCTGACCTGGATATGTCGTTAAATCTATCCATGGGGTTCTAATTCGTAATACACCAAAACGGTGTGCGACTTTAATTAGTTGCACTTAATAGTTCCGTGCTAACCAAAATGCCGAGAGATCACACGGCTGTTCCTATATTACAATGTCGCTGGGAAAAAGTTTAATTACTTTTGAACCGATGTTATGATATGGGTTGGAATAGGATGTATGATCCTTCCTATTATCAGAAGTATCCCATAATTGATAATGCAAACTGCAAAGAAATTAGAAAAAGAGATTGTTATAGTGAAAGAAGCTCCTAAGAAAATGAAAAATAGAAAGAAAAGACAGAATAAGAGAAATAATAATAATAATAATAATAATAGTAATAGTTTGAGAGTAAGAGGTGGAGAGAGTGTTGAAGGCGCCCCCGTTGCTTATGGATTTAGTTCTAGACCTAGAAAACTTTTGGGTAACCAAGTTTTCCGTTTTGAAAATAGTGAGATGATCGGGACCATTAATGGTTCAGTGAGTTTCTCTATTTTTCAAACCTTATCGATAAATCCAGGGCTTTCAGCATGTTTTCCGTGGCTTTCAAGGACAGCAGTATCATGGCAACAATATAAGTTTTCACGCTTATGTTTTCGCTTTGTAACTACTTCTGCGACGGCTGCAACAGGTTCATTGATCTTATCTCCCGATTATAACTCGAAAGAAGCGCCACCATCAAACTTGGCCTCATCTGTAAATACTCAGGATGCCGTAATGGGCAGTACCTGGCGATCCTTAAATTGTGAACTTAAGACATCTAGTATGTTCTCTTTGGGAAACCGAAAGAACGTACGAAATGCTCAAATTTCTGGAGAACTAAATATTTACGATGCTGGACGTTTGTATGTATGCACTGAAGGACAAGCTGATACAAGTGCAATAGGAAACCTTTGGGTGGACTATGTAGTTGAATTGGCGATTCCACAGAGCTCGCCGTTGATGGAATTGTATCCCTCGGCCACTTCGATTTATGATTTACACACTGCTGCACAAACAATTACAACTGCAACTGCAACTCCTGTATACTTTGAAACCGTTTATGATGCTATAAACTTTGGGACCGCAAGTTCCGGGGTTTTCACTCCTCCTGCTGGTGTTTACTGGCTAAATGGTTTTGTAAGTGTTGCGGATTCCGCGTCTGAGACCTTTTATGG